CCAACCACAACCTCTGCTGTGCTTGGCAACTCCATAATGAAAAGGCCATTCCACGATGGAACTCTTGAACCTGCTAGACCAACGGCATTTCCTAACTGAACCTCAACTTGTAAATCTTGGTTGATTGCTGAAGTCTCCAATATAAACATTGAAGAACCAGTTTCATAATCAGTATCAGTATCTCTTAAATATAAATGAGAATTTGACTGAGGTATCTCTACACCACCAAGGGTTGCTCTTATTATTCTTTGAGTTCTATTTGTATATTCAAATGTCTCATTATACATTACCAAATATCTGGCAACCTTCTTCAGTTGAACCGTATCATTAGCAGTCTTCTCAATAACCGCCGTATCAGTTTCTTGGACTATTGTATCATACTCTACAGAGTCCCAAGCAGATGTACCATATGCACCAGTATCATTCGATTCTGTATAAAGACCAAAAGCATTTGTCGGAATAGCATCATCGAGTTTAACAAGTACAATTTCAGAATCAGCAGTCGCAGTATTAGTAGGAGTCGCATCTTCTCCACGATTCATGTATTCTACACGAAATACTTGACCAGATGAAGTTGCTTTGAATATACAGAATGATTGGGGGATTATTTCATTATTAGCAGTATTTCTACAATAACAAGCATTTCTTCCACCAACAATTTCAGTGCCATCTAGCATGGCTCTGACTGCTCCAATATTTCTATTGTTGCCACCATCAGCAGTTCTTACACGATATACGGCTAGGAAGTATCCCGTATCATTGATTGTAATATCAATGTCATTTGCGGATTGGGTATATATGGCATCAGGAGTTCCAATAGGCGTGGCATATCCAACACCTTCCCAAACATCTTCTGATGTTGGTAATGCCCATGTGCCATCACCTCTCCATTTTCCAGTACTACCAATAGCCATATGTAGATTTACCTTCCAGTACCAACCACTGAATCAAATGAAGGAATATGGAATTCTGTGGTTATTTTCTAAATGTTAATGTTACGGAAAGTCCGTTTGGTGGAGTAGAATTCACCGCATCAATATCAATGAATATCTGATCTCCAGTTAATACATCATCAGTAGATATATTTATGACTCCATCAGTTGCGAAGTATTCTCCAACTGAAAGAGTTATTGGGGTTGATAGCATATCAACTTCTACACCACTTCTTCTACGTCTGATTTGAACATCTGTTGTTCCTGTTCCTGTACCAGCATCATAGACTGAAGCAACCGCATCTGTCAATACATATCCGTTAATTTCTGAGGGAACTGCGAAGGCAATGGTTCCAATTCCTATTCCAACGGCTGAAATAGATTCAAATGGAGCAATACAAACAGACTTGAAACTTGAAAAATTGATAACATCTCCGGACTCTTCAACATCAATGTTATCACCGGATAGAGTTCTAAATCTTAATTTGTTAGAATACTTTTCTTTGTAAACTGAGATACCACCACCAACATTTTCTCCGGAGTTGGACTCTCCACCACCTCCACCACCCATAGAAAATCCTGGACCAGATCCAGACCTTATCTGCTGAATGAATTCAAAGTCGTCACGAAGTTCTTCTACAACCTCTTTCTTCTTAACTGACGTTCCGTCTTTTCCTTTTGGTCCTGCTGGTCCTTTTGGTCCCGGTTCACCCTTATCTCCCTTGTCACCTTTTGGACCTTGAACGGACTCACCAATTGGTCCAGGAGGCCCCTGAGGTCCTTCAACAGTTTCTACGATTGTTTCTTTTGTTTTGAGATTCTTAATGGACTCGATGATAGATGTAATCTTAGATTCGATTTCATCAAATCGTGAGTCGTCTACCACAACAGTAGACGTAGGGGAATTCTCAGTCTTAGCAAGGTAATCTTTTATCTGAAGTTTTTGACTCTCAGATACATCAATAGATTTGTCACCTTGTAAAAACTTAAGAATAGATTTTCGTTGTTCATCGTTTAGATTTTGTTTACTCATTATCAACTAATTCTTTAAGCTTAGCCATAACCTTGTCAGAATTTATATATTCAACGGCTTTTTTAGTAATTTTACCATCTGTCAAATAACCGTGGATGTTAAGTTCTTCCGCGATCTCTGACTCTTGAATTGGTGTATTACTGTTGTAAGAGACAACTAAAGAAACAAGCGCAGTCGTGCTTAGCTCCGAATCCTTCATAAGATGCTTCTTGATAGCCAATCTTGCATTGTCATTTTCCTTAAGCATACTCTTGACTTTCTCAGTTTCCTCTAGTTCTATATTTTCTCTAAACTTTTTCCAATCTTGAGACATTTATTCCTCCTTTTTACCAACCGCCAAATGGATCGTTAGGATTACATTCAGTTCCGGGTGGGTTGTAATTTACATCATCTTTCTTTTCATCAATCGTATCAGTTACATCAAAGATATCACTGTCCTTATTTGTAAAGTCAGCAATAGGAGCGGCTGAAGTAAGGGATGTTGTTTCGATCTTCTCATCCTTGAAAGGTTTCACTAAGAACTCCCAAACGTGTTGCTTAGACAATAAGTTCATCATAATTTCATCTTTGACTTCAACAATTTCGTAAATGGATTTATTATACTTGGAATATAGATAATCTCCAACCTTAGGAATGTAAGGTGGAAAAGCATTAGATATTGATTGTACGTCATTATATTGTGATGCTGTCCAAAAATGTCTCTTAGAAGCATAGATACTAAATTGATCCATTCCTTCAATACCAAACTTAGACCACAATCTTTCTTCTCTTGGAAGATTATAAAAAGTCATTATCTCAAATCTTCTTTCAAATCTTCTATCGTTATCTTCACCCCAAATCTTATCATATTCTTTATCGTATGAAGTAACATAAAAGTCCATACAAACACCATGTTTGTTGTATGCTTCTGTTACAACGAGGTCGAACAATTCTCTTTCGTTATTGTAGTTTCCAACAGAACCAGCATATCTACTTGTAGCACATTTTGTAATATACTGATTAGGAATATTGGCATAGTTGAGATATGTTCCATCATAAGGATTGGCAGAAGGAGATATAACTAAATCTTCTATATCCCACCAACCAAATGAATCGACAGATACATAACACGCATGGTCTTCCACGCATAAAATATCGTCAAACCACCCAAAGGTGTCAACTTGAATATAGTTACCAGCCATGTTTATGACCTCGTTCTTTCAGTCTTTTCACTAAGCAAAGTAAATAACTCTGTCACATTATCCTGTTTGTAGAATGCAAACGAGTTGTTTGTTCTTATGATTTTTCCAGATGCCATTGAAAGTAGTATTTCCAAAATCTCTTCAAATGTCTTGGTATCTATTACTGTACCAAAAATATTAGCAGTGGCCGCACTTGTCGCGCTTACCATTACAGATTGAAGTAAATCGGTACCGGCAATTAGAGAGTCATACACTTCTGATGGAAGAATAGTAAAATCTTCCCATACAGGCAAAGCCTCACTCTTGTCAACTGATACTCTTAGAGAACCATTGGTTCCAGAATCAGTTGAATCTATAGCGATATTGTAGAATCCATTTTCGTCGTGAACAGCGGAAGTTGAGTCATTCTTGGCTGCAAAATCTCCACCATTTTTGGCAAGTCTTACTTCAGACGCTGAAATCACCAAAGATGTTTCCGGTGTATCACCATCCAAATAATCAACAAATGGACCGACTTTGAGAGTCGCTGAAGTTGATTGTCTAAGGTAATTCATTCATTATCTCCTGTGTTACATTTAGTTTACGTTTACATTTATATTTATAATCTTCGTCTACGATAGTAATAGTAGAATAGAGGAGCTTCAGCCGCACTAGATTCAGAACTCTCACTGGATTCAGACGAAGATGATTCTGAACTTTGACTCGACTGACTCGATTCTGAACTTGAACTCTCTGAAGACTGACTCGATTCAGACGAAGATGATTCTGAACTTTGACTCGACTGACTCGACTGAGACGAAGACGATTCAGAAGATAGACTTGACTGGCTTGAATCCGATGAGCTAGATTCTGAACTTGAACTAGACTGACTAGAACTCGACTCAGAAGACTGACTCGACTGAGAAGAACTGGACTCTGAGCTTTGACTCGACTGGCTTGAATCAGAACTTGACGACTCAGAAGACTGACTCGATAGACTAGACTGAGAACTTGATGATTCTGAACTTGAACTAGACTGACTAGAACTCGACTCAGAAGATGGGCTCGAGATCGAACTCTGAGAAGATAAACTCGACTCTGAACTCGATGATTCAGAACTCTGACTTGACTGACTTGAATCAGAACTTGAAGACTCAGAAGACTGACTAGATTCACTAGAACTAGATTCTGAAGATTGACTTGACTGACTAGAATCAGAAGACGAACTCTCGGAAGATTGACTCGATTCAGAACTTGAAGACTCTGAACTTTGACTAGATTCAGACGAAGAACTTGAATCCGGTATAGACTGACTTGAATCAGACGAATCGGATGATGAACTGTCAGAAGAC